CATTACCATACTTACAAGGTGATGGTCCAATACTAAAAACTAAGAAAGAAGTCATTCATGCAGAGATAAATGCAATCAGTAAAGTTGCCAGATCGACAAACTCTTCTGATGGTGCAGACATGTTTATTACTCATGCACCATGTATAGAATGTGCAAAGTCTCTTTTTCAATCTGGTATCAGAAAAATCTTCTACAGAAATACTTATAGAACAGAAGATGGCTTAAAATTTTTGGAGAAATGTGGTGTTGCAATTGAAAAAGTATGAATCCAAAGTTCTAGAAATACTAGATAATGGTGATGCAGTCATTGAAATACCAGAAGAATTGATTGATGTGCTTGATTGGAATATAGGTGACGAATTAAACTTTGATATGTTAGATAATGGTGTTCAAATAACTAATATAACAAAGGATAATAAAAATGGACCTAAAACAAAAACTCAGCGAAAACTTCACATTGTCGGAGATGGTAAAGAGCGAAACAGCTCTTAGACATGGATTAGATAATACACCAGGTCAAACAGAGGTAGACAATCTTAAACTTCTTGCTGAAAAAGTTTTACAACCAGTTCGTGAACATTACAAAAAAGGCGTCAAAGTAAATTCTGGTTTTAGACATCCAGAAGTAAATGCGGCAGTTGGAGGTTCAAAGACTTCTGACCATTGCAAAGGACAGGCAGCAGACATTGAAATACCAGGAGTAGCAAATGCGGATCTTGCAGAATGGATTAAAAACAATTTGGAATTTACTCAACTCATTCTTGAATTTTACACTCCTGGTGTTCCTGATTCTGGTTGGGTGCATGTTAGCTATGATAAGTCTAATTTGAAAAAGCAGGTAATGACTGCTATGAAAGAGAATGGAAAAACTGTTTACAAGCCTGGCATCATCGCATAGTATTGTAACAAAAATTTAATATTTGAAAACGCTGTTTTTTGATGTTCGTCATGTTAAATAATTTAGACAATTATTACAATTGTCATTGAACTTGAATAAAGGAGAGAAAATTGATTAATAAATTGTTAAGTGTTTTCATTGCATCTGTAGTATCTGTTTCTGCTTTTGCCGCAGATATTACAGGTGCTGGTGCTACATTCCCATACCCAATCTATGCTAAGTGGGCAGAAGCCTACAAGAAAGAAACTGGTGTTGGCTTAAACTATCAGAGTATTGGTAGTTCTGGTGGTATTAGACAGATCAATGCAAGAACAGTCACTTTTGGTGCTTCTGACGCTCCAGTAAAAGGAGAAGACTTAGATAAGAATGGGCAAGTACAATTCCCAGCAGTTATTGGTGGCACTGTTCCAGTTTTTAACTTAGATGGATTTGCACCAGGTGAGTTAAGAGTAACTGGTCCAGTTCTTGCTGAAATGTTTATGGGAACTATCACCAAATGGAATGATCCAAAACTCGTTGCATTAAACCTAGGAAAGAAACTACCAAATGAAAACATTACTGTCGTACATCGTGCTGATGGTTCTGGTACAACTTTTAATTGGACTGACTATCTTACTGTTGTGAGTAAAGAGTGGGCAGAAAAAGTTGGAAGAGGTGCAGCAGTAAAATGGCCAGCAGCAAGCAGTGTTGGTGGTAAAGGCAATGAAGGTGTCGCTGCAAATGTGACACGAATCAAAGGTTCTATTGGATATGTTGAGTATGCATATGCCAAGAAGAATAAGATTCCTCATTTGAAACTACAAAACAAAGATGGTAACTTTGTAGACCCAGATGATAAGACTTTTGCTGCAGCTGCCGCAGGTGCTGATTGGTTCTCAGTTCCAGGTATGGGTCTGAGTATTGTTGATCAGAAAGGTAAAGATGCATGGCCAGTATCTACTGCATCGTTTATCATTATGTACAAAGATCCAGCAGACAAAGCACAGTCACAAGAAGTCCTAAAGTTCTTTGACTGGGCTTTCAAGAATGGCAAACAATTAGCATTAGAGCTTGACTATGTTCCACTTCCTGATACACTAACAAAACAAATTCGTGAAAGAGTATGGAGTCAAATTAATAACAAATGAATCCACATGATGTAATAAAATTGTTACAACATATTTTGCCTTGGATACCTTCCTCAAGTGAGGGTATCCGAGGTGAGATTGAAGAAGTGATTAGACAATTAAAAGGTAAATAAGTTTTTGTCTATGACAACCATTGAAAAATAATAATAGACTTTTCAATGGTTTTGATGTATACTATGAATAAGTAATAACGATAGGTTGTTACTATTAATGAACTTTATAAGGAGAAAAAATGAAAGTCGTAGGAACAAAAACTGAACAACACCTCAAAGATGCTTTTGCAGGTGAGTCTAAAGCAAATCGCCGTTATCTTTACTTCGCAAACATGGCTGATATCGCAGGTGCACCAGAAGTAGCATCTATCTTCCGTCATACTGCTGAAGGTGAAACTGGTCACGCACATGGTCACATGGAGTATCTAATCAATGGTGGTTCAGGTGATCCAGAAACTGGTCTTCCTGCCGCAGACATTGTACAGGCTCTTGAGTCTGCTATTGCTGGTGAGACACATGAATACACAGACATGTATCCTGGTATGGCAAAAGATGCCCGTGACGAAGGCTTTGATGAAATTGCTGACTGGTTTGAAACTCTTGCTAAGGCAGAGCGTTCACATGCTGGCAAGTTCAAGAAAACTCTTGACGCATACAAAGCAGAGGCATAATTATGTTGACCGTAAACGATTTGTATTCTTTAGAACAATACAGTCGTTTGCGTCCTAAATTTAGAGAAGAAGCGATTGCCCATAAAAAACAACGCCAAGTTGAATTGGGCAATCACATCACTCTAACTTTTGAAGATGCAAAAACTGTTAAGTATCAAATTCAAGAAATGCTTCGTATTGAAAGAACCTTTGAACAAGAAGGTATTCAAGACGAACTAGATGCTTACAATCCTTTAATTCCTACTGGAACAAATCTCAAAGCAACAATGTTTATTGAGTATGGAAATCCAGAAGAAAGAAAGGTTGAATTGCAGAAACTTACTGGTATTGAACATAAAGTTTATATGCAAGTAGATGGCCACAATCCTGTTTTTGCAATTGCCGATGAAGATATGGAAAGAAGTACTGAAGACAAAACTTCTGCGGTACACTTTATGCGATTTGAATTCACACCAAAAATGATTCAAGATATTAAGAGTGGTAAGAAGTTTATTGTCGGTGTAGATCATGATACCTATCAAACATCGGTAGAATTAAAAGATACTACAAAAGAAAACTTGACAAAAGATTTTGTTTGAAGTATACTAAATATTCGTAACAACACCCCGAACGCCTCTTGACTGTGATACATTCCACTAGCGGAATGGCAAAGCGCACCATTCGGGGTTACTTTTTTATGAGGTTATAATGACTAAAGTGTTTTCTGATGTACAAGTCTTCATGCAAGCTGCAGGTCAATCTACAGTTGTAAACAATCTCACGCAAGCAAAACTTTACCATAAACTTATTGTTGAAGAATTCAATGAGTTTACTGATGCTCGTTTAAATAATGATGAAGTAGAAGAAATCGATGCTTGTTTTGATATGATTTGGGTAATTGTGGGTTATATGTTGTCAAAAGGCTGGGATTGTGATAAAATCTGGGATGAAGGTGCATTGAGCAATCTAAGGAAAATTGATAAAGATACCAAACAAGTTTTGCGTAGAGATGATGGTAAAATTTTGAAACCTGAAGGTTGGCAACCACCTGATTTTAGTAAGTTTGTTAATGGAGAAAAAGTATGAGTATACAAGAAATTGCAAAGAAGTTGGCCATTAGGAATAGAACTATTGCTGCTGACAAGTATGATCTCTATCTCAGAGATTATGATAACAAAATTGAGTTGATTGGATTAGTTCCTGATCCAAATTACAACATCAAAGATTTTGTTGGAAAAGAAATGTTGTTTCCTAAACGCTGGGTAACACTTAAAGTATTTGATTATGAAACGGAGATTCCAACATGAGCAATAAATTAATTACATTTAAAACCAATCAAACATTGATTGGTAATGTTGTTGATCAGAGTAAAGAAACTATTACTATTAAAGAGCCTGTACAAGTAATTGTACAACCTAGTAAAGATGGTCCAATGATGGGATTTGTTCCATTTCTAGAGTTTAGTCAAGAGTTTAAAACAGGAATTACTTTCAATATAATTGACATTCTTACTATTAACAATCCGGTTACTGAACTTGAAAATGAGTACAGTAAAATTTTTGGTTCAGGTATTACAATAGCATCAGCAATTCCCAAAATCTAATGAAATATTATACAAATATAGCAGTTCAGGGTAACAATGTTCTATATCGTGGCATAAAAAATGGTAAACGAATTCAAGATAGAATAGAGTACTCTCCAGTTTTATATTTGCCAACTAAAAAACAAACAGAGTTTAAAACTCTTTTCAATGAGCCACTAGAGGCTAAAAAGTTTGAAACTATTCGTGAGGCTAAAGATTTTGTAAAAAGGTATGAAGAAGTTGAGAACTTTAAAATTTATGGCAATGATAGGTATGAGTATGCTTTTATTGCTGATCATCACAAAGGATCTATCGAATGGGATATTAATGATATCTCTATTGCTGTAATCGATATTGAAGTCGGATCAGAGAATGGATTTCCTGACCCATACAAGGCAACAGAACCAATCGTTTCAATCTGCTTAAAATACTTAAGTGGTGAGACGATTGTTTTTGGTTGTGGCAAATACACCACAAAAGGAAATGAAAAATATGTAGAGTGTCCTGATGAATACACTCTATGTAAAAAGTTTTTGATGTGGTGGCAAGAATATTGCCCAGATGTTTTGTCTGGTTGGAATACAGAATTCTTTGATGTGCCATATATCATCAATCGTTTCAATCGTATTCTTGGTGAACAAGAATGTAGGAAACTTTCGCCTTGGAATTATGTTTCTGAGAGAGAAGTCATGGTCAAAGGCAAACTAAAAAAGAGTTATGGAATTCTTGGCGTTGCTCTATTAGATTATATTCATCTTTACAGATGGTATGCTCCAAATGGCAAATCTCAAGAAAACTATACTCTGAATCATATTGCATATTCAGAACTCAACAAAGAGAAAGTAGACTATTCAGAATATGATAATCTGCATACCCTCTACAAAAGAAACTTTCAAAAATTTATTGAGTATAATATCGTTGACGTTGAACTTATTTTTGAACTTGAAGACAAACTGAAATTGATTGAGTTGGCTCTCACTCTTGCCTATGATACAAAAACAAATTATGAAGATGTTTTTGCTCAGACAAGAATGTGGGACTCTCTGATCTATTCTTATCTTCTTGAAAAGAATATTCTTATTCCGCCAAAAGAAAGAAAGGAAAAAGATGCAGCATATGAAGGTGCATATGTAAAAGACCCACAGGTAGGTTTGCACAATTGGGTCGCATCGTTTGACTTGAACAGTCTGTATCCTCACCTGATGATTCAGTACAATATCTCACCAGAGACTTTGATTGAAACTTCTGAATATACACCACCTATGATGCATATTCTTGGTCAAGGTGTAAGTGTAGAAAGATTATTGAACAAAGAAGTACGAATCAAAGAATGTGGATTAAAAGATGCATGTCTAACACCAAATGGACAATTCTTCAGAACTGATATTCAAGGTTTCTTACCTAAGATGATGGAAGAAATGTATGAAGATCGTAAGAATTTTAAGAAGTTGATGCTGAAGGCAAAACAAGACTATGAGAACGAGAAAGATCCTAAAAAGAAGATTGAAATTGAAAAACTAGTTGCAAGATATAATAATCTTCAACTTGCAAAAAAAGTTTCTTTGAACTCAGCTTATGGTGCAATGGGATCTAAATATTTCAGATTCTATGATCTACGACAGGCTCTTGCGATCACACTTGCTGGTCAATTGTCTATTCGTTGGATCGAAGGAAAACTAAATCAATATCTAAACAAAATTCTCAAAACGGATAACGATTATGTTATTGCATCGGATACTGACTCGATTTATCTCAATCTTTCATCTCTGGTGGGTTCTGTGTTCACAGAAACAAGCGATACTAAGAAAGTCATCGCCTTCATGGATAAGGTATGTGAGGATAAAATTCAACCGTATATTGATAAGAGCTACGAGGAACTTGCTGAGTATGTTAATGCGTTTCAACAAAAAATGCAAATGAAACGAGAGGCTCTTGCAGACAAAGGAATATGGACTGCAAAGAAACGATATGTGTTGAATGTTTATAACAACGAAGGTGTACAGTACAACGAACCAGATATGAAGATCATGGGTTTAGAAGTTGTCAAATCTTCTACGCCTGCTGCTGTGAAAGAGAAGATGCGAGAAGTTATTCGCTTGATTATAAATTCTGATGAGAGTACGGTACAAGATTATATTGAAGAATTTCACGAAGAGTTTAGAAAATTGCCTGTAGAAGAGATTTCTTTTCCTAGAAGTGTGAATGGTATTTCTGAGTATTCAGATTCAGTTACCATGTACAAGAAAGGAACTCCAATACATGTCAAAGGTGCAATTCTATATAATCACTACTTGGAAAAGTTTGGACTAGATAAAAAATATCCTATGATTAAAGAGGGAGAAAAATTGAGATTCACATATCTCAAGACTCCTAATCCAGTTAAAGAGAATGTCATATCTTATCCACTTAGGATGCCAAAGGAATTGGAATTGCAAAGTTATGTTGATTATGAAATGCAGTTTCAAAAATCTTTCATCGAACCAATCAAGATCATTTTGAATTGTATTGGCTGGGATGTGGAAAAACGAAATACATTGGATAGTTTCTTCTCATGATGCAAGCACTATTACCTTTTCTGACCGCAATAGCTTTGTCGGCTATTGCGGCATTTTATTCTGTAATTGGTCTTGCACAGATTTTTCCTGGTTCTTTTCTGCCAGTTGTAATCATGGGTACTGTACTAGAGGTTGCGAAGTTGGTAACAGTATCCTGGCTATATAACAATTGGAATGTTACTGTGCGAGCAATGCGTTATTATTTTATAACAGCAATTGTTCTTCTGATGCTCATTACTTCGATGGGAATATTTGGTTTTCTATCTAGAGCTCACATTGAATCTAATATTGTTGTTGGCGCAAACTCTGTACAATTAGATATACTAAATTCACAAGAAAAAATTGCCAAAGAAAGATTAGATTATCTTCTGAAAAAAGCAGGTGATGATCCAGAAAGAATATCTAGGGCAACAGATCGTTCTATACAAGAAACACAGGCAGAACTAAAACGAATTAGCCAAGAAAAATTGCCATTACTTACAGAAGAAAATAAACTAATGGCAGAAGTTGGGCCAATCAAGTACATTGCAGAAATGCTATATACTAAAGAAGACCCAGACTTTATAGACAAAGCAGTACGAGTTGTAATATTGGTAATTATATTTGTGTTTGATCCTTTGGCAGTATTATTATTAATTGCCGCAAATCAAACATATAAAAGATTGAATGTAACCAATAAAAGAAAGACTAAAAGGCTTGACAAACGCACTACAAATAGTGTATCATTAGAAGATAACGAGATCGTCCCTAAATCTAAAATTGCCAATATGAATGGAGGTACTTTTTAATGTCATTACTTGATAAATTGAAGAAGAATACTACAATCAAAGATTCTTCTATACTTGATAAATCTAAATTCTTTACCGAGAAAGATATGATTCCCACAGATGTGCCAATGATTAATGTTGCACTCTCTGGTAATCTTGAAGGTGGTTTAACACCTGGTCTTACAATGTTGGCTGGTCCATCAAAACATTTTAAGACTGCATTTGCACTTTTGATGGCATCAGCATATCTTAAAAAATATAAAGATGCTGTTGTGTTGTTCTATGATTCTGAATTTGGAACACCACAAAAATATTTTGAAACATTTGATATTGATATGGGTCGTGTTCTTCATACCCCAATTACTGATGTTGAAGAATTGAAACACGATGTGATGAATCAATTGCAAGGCCTTGCCAAAGATGATAAAGTTATTCTCATTCTAGATTCTATTGGTAATCTTGCATCACGAAAAGAAGTCGAAGATAGTTTAGAAGGCAAATCAGTTGCAGACATGACCCGTGCTAAACAAATTAAATCTTTGTTTCGTATGATCACACCACATCTGACAATCAAAGATATACCAATGGTTGTTGTCAATCACACATATAAAGAAATTGGTATGTTTCCAAAAGATATTGTTGGTGGTGGTACAGGTTCTTATTATTCTGCTGATACAATTTGGATTCTTGGTCGCCAACAAGAAAAAACTGGAACAGAACTTTCTGGTTATAACTTCATCATCAATATTGAGAAGTCTAGGTATGTTCGTGAGAAGTCTAAGATTCCTATCACCGTATCTTTTGATGGTGGTATCAACAAGTATTCTGGTCTTCTTGAAATTGCGATGGAAGGAAAGTTTGTTGCTAAACCATCTCCTGGTTGGTATGCAAAGGTAGATCAAGACACTGGCGAAGTCGCAAGTGAAAAGTATCGTGAAGCTGATACAAACACAAAAGAGTTTTGGAAGGACATTTTAAAGAGTGAAAAGTTTAAAGAATTTATTAAACAAAGGTATTCAATTTCTTTTGGAAGTATTCTTCAAGTCGAAGAACCAGAAACCGAAAATGCATAATACATATTATGAAAATGTGCATTATGAATTCGTTAAGGTTGATGAAACTATCGATGGTATAAAATTATTGCTTGACGATTACAGAGATGTATTGTATCATTATCACAAAGTTCGTGTTACCGAAGAAGATGGCCAAGGTAAAATGAACTTTGAATATACAATAGTTGAACCTGGCAATTGGGATATAGATGAACTCAACACCAATCAAGATTTCCATAAAGTGATGGGTGATATCTTAACTACATTATTAATGAAACAAATAGAAGATGAACAGAATAGAATCGATAATTTTGAAAAACCTACTTTTCAGTGAAGAATATACACGAAAAGTCCTTCCATTTTTACAACCAACTTATTTTACAAACAACTCAGAAAAAACTCTATTTTTAGAAATTCAAGAATTCATCAACAAGTATAATTCTTTGCCAAGCAAAGAATCTATTATCATCAATCTGACTGAATCTAGAAATTTAACAGAAAGTCAATTGAAAGATGCTGTTGAAATTCTGAATGACATAGAAAATGATCGTGATGTAAATACTGATGAACGATGGCTGATCGATAACACAGAAAAATTTTGCCAAGATAAGGCAATATACAATGCGATCATGGAATCTGTTCAGATATTAGACAATCGAACGACATCAACTAAAACTAAAGGTGAGATACCAAAACTATTAAGTAATGCTTTGGCAGTATCATTTGATTCGCATATTGGTCACGATTATATAAATGATTATACTGAACGATTTGATTTTTACCACAAACAAGAATCAAGAATACCTTTTGACCTAGATTATTTTAATAAGATAACTAAAGGTGGAATACCAAACAAGACATTGAGTATTTGTCTTGCTGGTACTGGTGTTGGTAAATCTATGTTCATGTGTCATATGGCTGCAGCCTGTCTCTCACAGGGATTGAATGTGTTGTATATTACGTTGGAAATGGCAGAAGAAAGAATTGCGGAACGAATCGATGCCAATCTGCTAAATGTAAGTATGCAAGATTTACATTCTATGACCAAGAATGAATATGATAGAAAGTTTGAAGCACTCAGAGTTAAAACACATGGCAAATTAATCATTAAAGAATATCCAACTGCATCTGCTAACTCATTGCATTTTAGGTCATTACTTAATGAATTGAATCTGAAGAAGAATTTCAAACCACAAATCATTTTTATCGACTATCTAAATATTTGTACATCATCAAGATTGAAACCTGGTGCAAATGTAAACTCGTATAGTTATATCAAAGCTATTGCTGAAGAACTTCGTGGTCTTGCTGTAGAGTTTGATTTGCCAATCTTTAGTGCGACACAAACTACAAGAAGTGGTTATACAAATTCTGATCCAGGTCTTGAAGATACATCAGAATCATTTGGTCTACCTGCAACGGCTGACTTCATGTTTGCACTTATTACAAATGAAGAATTGCAACAACTGAATCAGATGATGGTCAAACAATTAAAGAATCGTTTTGGTGATCCAAATCATTTTAAACGATTTGTGATTGGTGTTGACAGAGAGAAGATGAAACTGTATGATGCTGAAGTATCTGCACAAGCTGATATTGTAGATTCTGGTCAAGATGAAGACACTGGCCCAATCAATACATTTGGTATGCGTGAAAGTAAATTTTCTAGAAACTTTAATAACTTAAAAGTATGATGCACTATGTAACTTATTATGACAATGCTTTGGAAAAAGAATTTTGTCAAAGTATTATTGATAGATTTGAAAAGAATGTAGATCAACAAGAGTCTACGGTTTTAAAAGATCATCGTTCTTTCAAAGAGATCAATATTACAAAACATAAAGAATGGAAAGATGTACAAAATAAATTATTAGATGTAATGCAGTATAATTTAGGTAAGTACATGACTCAATTCAATATTGATTCTAAGGCATGGCCAGAACAAGTCGGTTACGAAATGTTTCGCATCAAAAGATATTTACCAAATGATGAAGATGAATTTCAGTTTCATGTCGATGTACAAGATTACGCCACTGCAAGGCGTTTTCTTGTATACTTTTTTTATCTGAACGATGTTGATAAAGGTGGCGAGACTGCATTTCAATACAATAGAGATTCGATTATACTTCAAAAAGTGAAACCTGTTTGTGGCAGGTTGTTGATGTTTCCTCCTTTGTGGACACACCCGCACATAGGAATGAAACCAATTAGTGGTCCTAAATATATTATAGGTGGTTATTTACATTATGTCTGATCTGTACAATTATCTTTTGTCGAAGAGAGTAGATGGTGTTCCAATTCTGAATAAAGATGAATGGAAAGCACTAAATGATAGTTATGATAAAGAAGATATCATATCTGAGCTCATTCGTCTTATTGAAACTACCAAACCAAAATGCCCACTTCGTACCATTAATTATGAAGCGATGAAGCATACATTCTGGTCTTTGACATGGGCTAATTTAAAGCACATATTGATACCTCATGATGTTGCCAAAGTAAAGGTTCTAGAAAAGTTTGAAGACTATGGTAGGCCATATAAAGATTATGGACTTGGTGTCATTCAGATGGGATCAACATTTAATGATGTAAGTAATTTCTTTCATCAAGAACTTAGATATAATTGTGATGCATGGGGTTACAAATCACCTATCTATCGTTGGAACAACTCAGACAATCTTCGTAATGTATTTCTTGCATTGTGGCGTCTTGGTAATAACCAACTGAGTGTTGATTCATATATCATGGCATTTCGTTTGAGTGCCTATATTGCAACACAATTTAAACCACAAGTTGCCAAAATACTTTATGAGATTTCAAATGCAAAGACAGTATTTGATTCTTCATGTGGCTGGGGTGATCGTCTTGCAGGTTTTTATTGCTCATCTGCACAACAATATTATGGTACTGATCCGAATGATCAAACATATGAAAAGTATTTCGAGCAATGTATTGAATATGAAAAGTTTTTAGAAGGTAATCCATCTGTACATAAGACTGACGATTTCTTTATTGTAGAAGGTGCCAAAAGAGTAGAGATACATCGTAAACCTGCTGAAGACTTTGACTATTCTATTCTTCCACCAATTGATTGTGCGTTTACTTCACCGCCATACTTTGCAACAGAAAAGTATAATACAGATGGCAAACATGCAGATGAACAATCATGGTCACGATATACTACATATGAACAATGGAGAGATGGTTTCTATTTGCCTGTTAATCGTAAAACATTTGAATCTTTAAGTGAGAATGGGTATCAGTTTGTCAACATCATGGATCCTAAGATCAAGACTAAAAGATATTTTGCATCTGATGACTTGATTGATGACATGGTAAAGAATGGAGCCAATTTCTGTGGTCAATTAGGTATGCGTATCATGCAAAGACCAAAGAACATTCCAAAAGAACAGTTAGATGAGTTTATGGACAAAATCTATATTGAACCAGTTTGGACTTTTAGTAAGAAACAAGGTAAGTTTGATTTGATTGATAAGTATCTAAACAAAGGAGCCTTAGATTCTTTCTTCGCATAAATATACTATTCGAATTAAAGAAGGAAAACATGAAATTCAAAGATTATTTAAAAGAGTCTTCTAAAGAAGGCGCCAACCTTCATCTTGAACATTTGGAAGATAATGTTCTTAATCGTGGCATTATGGGTGCTAGAGAATCGATAAACTTTCTTCAATCTCTTCGTGACATGTTGGCTGGTCATTCTCAAAGTAAAATAAATGTCACAACAAAATGGGATGGCGCACCTGCTGTTATCTGTGGTATTAATCCAGATAACGGAAAGTTCTTCGTTGGTACTAAATCGGTATTCAATAAAGAAGGCAAACTAAACTACACAGATGAAGACATTGACAACAATCATCCTAATCCAGGTTTAAATTCTAAACTTAAAACTGCACTTGCATTTTTACCTAAACTTGGTTTCAATGGAATCTATCAGGGTGATCTATTGTTCACTAAAGGTGATATAGATAGAAGACAAATAGATGGAACTTCATATATAACATTTCAACCAAACACTATCGTATATGCTATTCCTTCTGATACGATAATGGCTCGTAAAATGTTGGATGCACAAATTGGTATCGTGTTTCATACAGCATACTTTGGTAAATCTATGGATACTTTGAAGGCAACTTTTAACATAGATATTGGTCATTTTAAAACAACAAAAGATGTTTGGTTTCGTGATGCGTCTTTTGTTGATGCTTCTGGCACAGCAACTTTTACTAAAGATGAAACTAAAGAAATAACTTCTATTCTTTCTGATGCAGGTAGAACATTTAGATCAATAACACCATTAGTTCTAAATCGTATCGCTGCATCTCCAACAATTCTTATGCAAATTAAAACTTTCAATAATACTAAAGTTCGTGAAGGTAAAGCAATCACAAATACAGCCAGACATGTGACTGAATTGCAAAAATGGGTTGAAGAAAGATTGAACAAAGAAATTCTAGCATCTAAAAAAGAAGATACGAAACAAAAACGATTAACAGAAAAAAATGATCTGATGAGGTTCTATAGAACAAATGCAGCACAACTAAAACTTATATTTGATCTAATGAACTCTATCGTTGAGGCAAAAAATATTATAGTTAAAAAATTGGAAACTATAAAATCTTCTGTAGATACATTTGTGAAAACTGATGATGGATTTAAAGTTACAGGCCCAGAAGGTTTTGTTGCTGTTGATAGATTGAGTGGTGGTGCTTTGAAACTTATAGATAGATTAGAATTCAGTAAAAATAATTTTAATGCTGCAAAGAATTGGAGTAAGTAATGGCATATGATCTAAATAAAATACTGTCTGAATATGGTGATCAAGATTTCGGTTTTACGGCGGTAGATGAGGCAGAGTATGAAGCTGTAATTGCTCAAAAAGATGAAACTGTGGAAGAATATAAACAAAGATTAGCACAAGTTGAAAAGATTGTCATGCCATTCCTAACTAATCTTTATAAATCATCATCACAACCTTATATTCATTGGCCTAATCGTGGTCCTGTATTAGAACAACAAATGCAAAAGATTTTAAAATTGACAAGAGGTTAATTATTGGAGAATAGTATGAATGATATTGTGATTGGTGCTATAACTAATTATGGTTGGGACAAAATAAAAAATTGGGTAAATTCACTAGACAATTGTGGGTTTACTGGTAAAAAAATAATGGTATGCTATAACATTGATTATGATGTTGTTGAGAAATTAAATGAAAGAAATTATATTGTTCTTGCATTTGATAGAGATGATGAAAACAGAAAACTAGTTTATAAAAATCCATTAAATATTAATAATGATCGATTTGAACACATACCATTCTTTCTGAAAAGTTTAGCAAAAGAAGAAAAATTTAGATATATCATTTCTACTGATGTGAGAGATGTGATTTTCCAATCAAATCCTTCTGTTTGGTTAGAAAATAATATTGGAGATAAAAAATTAAATATTTGTTGTGAATCAATATTAGTTAAAGATGAGCCTTGGAATAGAGAAACGATGTTAGGTGTTTTTGGTCAAAGATTCCTTGATAAAACTGCAAATGATTTGGTGATGAATGTTGGTATTGTATCTGGAGAATTTGATTATGTTCTTGATCTATTCACTACTTTATCTTTAATGTATGATAAGAGAATAAAGTACATACAAGATCAAAGCAGTTTGAATATTTTAATGTCGATGAATCCATATAAAAATATTACAAACTTCAATAAAAGTGAAGATGGGTTTGCATGTCAATTACACATTCATGCTCCAAAATATGATAAAACATATTTGACTGAACCTTCACCTAAAATGATTGATGGTTTAGTTTGTACAAGTAAAGGTGTGCCTTATCCTATTGTTCATCAGTATGATAGAATATTAGATTGGGAAAATATAATTAATGTTAAATATGGTGGTTAAATGAAAAGTATAGTAACTGGTGGAGCAGGATTTATTGGAAGTCACATTGTAGATAAATTGTGTGAACTTGGCCATGATGTAATTGTGATTGATAATGAATCTGCAACTTCACATGAAAATTTTTGGTATAACTCAAGTGCTAAATACTACAAGAATGATATATCAGATTATTGTGGAATACGACATTTATTTGAAGGTGTAGATTATGTTTTTCATTTAGCAGCAGAATCACGAATTCAGCCTGCAATTCAAAATCCCTTACTTTGTTTTAATACAAACGCATATGGAACTGGCGTAGTTCTTCAATGTGCAAGAGAAGCAAAAGTAAAAAGAGTGATCTATTCTTCTACTTCTTCAGCATATGGTCTTAAAAATACATTACCATTAACAGAAACAATGCCTAACGATTGTCTAAATCCGTATTCTGTTGCTAAAACTGCTGGTGAAGAAATGTGTAAAATGTATTCAAAACTGTTTGGTCTTGAGACTGTTATTTTTCGTTACTTCAATGTCTATGGTCCAAGAGAACCATTAAAGGGAACTTATGCGCCAGTAGTTGGCCTCTTTTTAAGACAGGCTAAAGCAGGAGAACCACTTACGATTGTTGGTGATGGATTACAACGCCGTGATTTTACTCATGTGAGTGATGTTGTTGATGCTAATATTTTAGCTATGGGTGAATACAAAAATATTTCTGGTGAAACTTTTAACATTGGAACTGGTAAAAATTATTCTATTTTAGAATTGGCTAAAATGATTTCTGGTACAATAAAATTTATTCCACCAAGGCCGGCTGAATCAAGAGAAACACTTGCAAACAATGATAAAGCTAAGAATATGTTGGGATGGAATCCTGTTAAAGATATCAAACAATATATAATGGAGAACTAAATGCAAATTGGTATTATTGGTAATGGTTTTGTTGGTAATGCAATCTATCAAAATTTTAAAGATAAAGAACTTGTAAAAGTATATGATGTTCGTGAACAGAAATGTTACAATACATTGGCTGATACTTTAGAAACTCAAATTGTTTTTGTGTGTTTACCCACACCAATGAAAAAAGATGGGCAATGTGATCTTTCTTACATTATGAATTTTTTTGATTCTTTACAACTTCCAAATGGTTACAATCCATTGTTTGTCATTAAGTCAACTGTACCAATTGGCACGACAGATTTATTGTGTGATAAACATAAAAATTTAATGATCGTTCACAACCCAGAATTCTTAACAGCAGTCAATGCTGTAGAAGATTTTAGAAATACAGATCGTAATATTATTGGTGGAAAACAAGAATGGTGTATGAAATTAAAAGAACTATTCATAAAACATTTTCCAAACACACCAATTCAAATCGTCAAGTCAAAAGAATCGGAAACAATTAAATACTTCTGTAATTCATTTCTGGCTGCAAAAGTTTCTTTCTTCAACAATCTATATGAAATTTGTGAGAAGTTTGATATGAATTTTGATTCTGTCAAAGATGGAATTGTGAGTGATAAAAGAATTGGTCCTTCACATACAAAAGTTCCTGGTCCTGATGGTCTAATGGGTTTTGGTGGTTATTGTTTCCCAAAAGATATTAATGCTTTGATACATTCTCTTAACGAAAATGATATTGATTCTTCTTTATTTGAATCTGCGTGGAAATACAATTTGAAAGTTCGTAAAGAGTAAAATATATAAATAGTACATTAAACAACTGCTGTAGAGGCGGAGATGAGATTTAAAGACTACCTTACTGAAAAAGAAGAGAAACATGTGGTTATGGCATTTGGCCGCATGAATCCTATTACTAACGGCCACCAAGAATTGGTTAAAAAAGTCAAGGCTGTAGCACAAGAAGTTGGTGGAAAAGCAATCATTATTCTTTCCCACACTCAAGATAAAAAGAAAAATCCACTCTCCGCAGCACAAAAAGTCAAATACGCCAAAATGTCTTTTCCTGGCGTCACATTTAAATCTTCAAACGCAACTTCCCCAAATTTTCTATCACAAGCCGCAGACCTGTATAAGGCAGGATATACACACCTACACATGGTAGGTGGTTCTGATCGTGTGCCAGAATTCAAAAGATTACTTAATACTTACAATGGTGATCTATTCAAATTTAAAAAGATAGAAGTTCATTCTGCTGGCGAAAGAGACCCTGATGCAGATGGAGTTGCTGGTATTTCTGCATCTAAAATGCGTGAGTTTGCCGCACAAGGAAAATTTGCAAAATTTAAAAAAGGCGCACCATCTACGATGCCACTTGATACAGTCAAGGCAATGTACAATGATGTTCGCAAAGGAATGATGATTAGAGAAGACATTAACGAAGAGTTTGAAGAATTCTTGGTAGAAGGTGTTCACGATAAATCTATATTCAAAGCAGTATTTCTTTTTGGTGGCCCAGGTTCTGGAAAAGATTATGTATTATCTAGAACACTCGACAATCAAGGTCTGATTGAAATTAATTCTGATAAGGCATTTGAGTTTCTCATGGACAAAGAAGGTCTTGATAAGACAATGCCTAAATCCGAAACAGAAGTTAGAAATGCTGTTCGTAGTCGTGCAAAAAATGTTACTGAATTAAAACAATACTTGGCACTTGTTGGAAAGAATGGACTCATTATTAACGGTACAGGTGATGATGTAGAAAAGATTAAAAGAATTAAAAGTAGTCTTGAGAAACATGGTTATGAAACAAGTGGAATCATGGTCAATACTGATGATGAAGTCTCTGCTGCAAGAAATGTAGAAAGAGGACAAAGAGGTGGTCGTACAGTACCAGAAGACATTCGTAAACAAAAATGGGATGCTGTACAGGCTGCAAGACCTGAATATGCAAAATTGTTTGGACAAAACTATACAGAGTTTGATAACTCAGAAGATTTAAGAAGTGCGCCACCAGAAGTAGTGCAACAAAAAGAAAAAGAGATTACAGAGTTATTTAAAACTGTACAAAAATTTGTTACGGCACCACCTAAGAATAAAGCTGCAAAAGAATGGGTTGCAGCAGAACTAGATAAAAAAGACACATATAAAGTAGACACAAGTAAAGAGATTGTTCCACATGAAGGTTCTAGAGCAGCAGAACAGGCAAAAGAATTGGGACTTAAGTATTACGGGTTTGGTAGATACGGTAAGAACGGAAGAGTGACACATCGTTCTGTGCATGATAAACTTGTCGAAGTGAAACCACAAGAACAAAAACAACAAAAGATACCTATTTCTAGTTCATCTGGTACACCAAAATCTAAACCTAAACCAAAGGTTGAGAATAAAAAATCAAAACCAAGACTTAGTGCTTTTGATAAGATGTTCAAAGAATCATATGAACTATCAGACTCATCTGCATTGAATCTATTATTGCTTGGTAATGCAATTGATGAACACGATTTTAAAATAGGTGAAGAAAAAGAACCTAAGTTAATGAAAGATAAGACTGGTCGTGTTCGTGTGTTTATGTTAAGAGCTGCTGCAGCAAAAGAAGCACATACACACAATGGATTAGTCTTGAGATACAAAAACGGTTATGTCGTGCAATTAAAGGAGAATAACGATGTTAATGAAACTATTACAGAAATTTTTTGGAATGACGGAAGAGAAACCACAGAGTCATCCATTGGATGGTCCAGTGAGGGCAGCAACAGAGAAAGTCAACAAGTACTCAGAGATTCCACCAAATATTCGGGTGGAACCCAAGAACAACAAGAAGGCGTTTCCTACCTCAGTGAACGATCAGATTACAGACTCAGTAACACAAAAGAAACCAGCCAAGAAACCCGCAGCACCAAAATCACCCTCGCAGAAATCAGGGCAAAAAAAGAGAAACTTCAAGAAGAAACCCTCAGCGAGATCGACAAGGGGATAGAACCTGGTCTTTCAATGGCTGCATCAGGTGAGAACATGAGTCGTGGTACATTAAAAGTAAAACAAATTAAAAAACCATTAGAAGAACTTACTGGTGATGAAACAACTGCATCTATATCTGCACAAGTTGAAGATGGTTTAAAGAAAAAAGGTATGGACCTAAAAACATTTAGATCAAAGAGGCCAATAGGATGAAGTCATTTAAATCTTACATAACAGAAGGTCGCCCTTCACAAAGACACCCACTTGAAGGACACGAATATCATCGCAAAACAGATGCAGAACTTGTTTATATTGCTAAAGATGCTCATAAAGCAGCAGAAGCAATGAAAGGACACAATACTCAAGCAGAAAACAAGTATCGTGATCAAGCAAATGATTCTGCAACAGTTAGATATTTCAGACAAAAAAATGGTATGCCTGATTGGTATAAGAAAAAATATGGCCATATGAAAGAAGATACTGAACAAGTTGATGAAAGATGCTGGCCAGGATACAAACCAGTACCTGGTAAAAAAGCATTTGAACCTGGTTCTTGTGTCAAAGAAGAAGGTTATGGAAATCACCCCTCGCAGAGAGTGGATCCGCGGACTGGAAAGAAATATGTTCCACCAAAAAGTCCATTAAGTCCATTAAGGCAAGGTGTGGCGGAAGCAGTAGACATTGAAGATTTTGTTAATGATATGAAAAAGAAATTTCCTAATGCAAAAGTTTCAACACCAGAGTCAAGAGCAAAAGATGCAGAAGAAGTAAAAAAGAGACATGAAGCAGCTGCAAAGAAACCAGTTGCTCCTCGTCCTGCATCACCTCCAGCATATCCTTTAGGTGGTTATGATCCAAAAAGTAATCGTTCATATAGTGAAGAAGTTGAACTTGATGAAATGGATAAATCTCAACCATCTTCAAGTCGTGGTGCAGAGGGTGTGCCAACAGGCAAAAAAGCAGACCCAGTTAAGACTGATAAAGTAACAAAAGATGCATTAAAAGTATTGCAGAAACAATATAAAAAAGTAAAAGAAGAAGTTGAACTTGATGAGGTTGCAGCATGGCAGAGAAAAAAAGGTAAAAATCCTGAAGGTGGTCTCAATCAAAAAGGTGTTGAATCATATCGCCGTGAGAATCCAGGTTCAAAGTTACAGACTGCTGTGACTACAAAACCATCTAAACTAGACCCAGATTCTAAGGCTGCAAAGAGACGCAAATCATTTTGTAGTCGTATGGGCGGGATGAAGAAAAAATTGACCTCTGCTAAGACTGCAAATGATCCAGATTCTCGTATTAATAAAGCATTAAGAAAGTGGAATTGCTAAGTGGCACAGTTTAGAACCGACAAAAATATTATAGATTCTGGTCAAGTATTTACCAGATATGAAATCATGATGTTGTCTGATAGGTTAACACCATCAGGCACAGCAGTTGACGCTTTTGGTCGGTTAAGAGTTTCACAACCACATACCATATTTGATTCTCAACACCAAGATGTAGAGAATGATAAATGGGATACACTCATTACTGGTTCTGGTACAAAGACACATCTACCAAATGAATCTGCAATTAAATTAGAAATTGCTACTGCAAACAATGATGGTATTATTCGTGAATCTTTAAGAGTAATGCCTTATCAACCAGGTAAATCTTTGTTGATTATGAATACATTTGTAATGGGAGAACCAAAAGCCAATGTTGTTCAACGAGTTGGTTATTATGGTGCAAACAACGGAATTTATTTTGAAAATGATTCTGGAAATAATTATATTGTATTGCGTAGTTCAGTAACAGGAAATGTTGTTGAAACAAGAGTTGCACAGACTAATTGGAATGTAGATAGATTTGATGGTACAGGATATACTTCTCAACAGGCAGGAACAGGACATGAAAATGGTTTAGATGTTACTAAATCAAATCTATTTTGGATTGATATTGAATGGCTCGGTGTTGGTGATGTGAGATGTGGATTTCTTGTTGATGGTTTATTGAAAACTGGACACATATTTCATAATGACAACAGAAATGCAACAACATACATGCGTAGTGCTATTTTACCTTTGCGATACGAATTATTTAATAAAGGTGTAACTACTTCAAACACAGCAATGAGACAGATATGTTCTTCTGTAGTTTCAGAAGGTGGTTATACACAGATTAATCAATCACGGTCAGCTTCAACCCCAATAACAGGTAAAAATTTAACGAATCTTATTAACAATCCAATGGTAAGTATTCGTTTAAAAACTAATAGATTAAATGCTGTTGTTGTGCCAGTTTCAGTAGATATGTACGGTCTTCAAGCCGCAGCATTTAAGTATAGAATATATGAGAATGTTACAAGTTTAACAGGCGCTTCATGGCAAACAACAGATGCTTCTAGTGCAGTTGAATATGATCTTTCTGCAACAGCCATGACTGGTGGTACATTGTTAAAAGAAGGAATATTTAAAGGTCTAGAAGTTGCTAAAGAAATAGATTTACTCAGTCAATTAGACGGAGTTATTCAATTGACACGAAAAATAAATGCAGCAAATGGAGATATTTTCACTGTAGCAATAGAACCAACAACCAATAACGACGATGCGATTGTGGCATTGTCTTGGCAAGAACATATAAATTAATCTCAGGAGAACTAAAATGCAATTCAATAATGATATCACTAGAAAAGTTGCTGAAGAAGCAGCAAGAATTTTAGAAGGTTCTACTCCAAAAACAGAAAAGGAAAAAGAACTTGCTGCAATGGGTCACCCAAAAGATAAAATCACACACAAAGATGTGTTGATTGGTCGTGGTGTATTGAGAAAAGAAGAAAAAGAAGAATCATGTGAAGACGAGGCAGAAGAAGCCGTAGACAAACATGAAAAGAAAATGCATGGTAAAAAAGGTGAAGTTGCTAAACATGAAAAGGCAATGCATAAAGAAGATGTAAAAGAACCAACTGGTAGTCTTAAAGATGCATGTTGGAAAGGGTATACTGCTGTTGGTATGAAGATGAAGAATGGTCGCAAAGTACCTAATTGTGTTCCTGTTAAAGAGGAAGAAGAAATTGATGAGGAATTAAAAGGCAATCAACATAAGATTGATGCAAACAAAAATGGAAAAGTTGATGCACATGACTTCAAACTCCTTCGTGCAAAGAAGAAAGTCAATGAAGCCACTAAGTCAGAAGAAGGAAAGTTTCATAATAAACTAGACAAACTCGTACATAAGACTTTTGGTAAAAGTTCTGACGAAAAGAAAATGAAAGAAGAAGTTGAACTTGATGAGGCACTTTGGCCAGGTACACCAGAGTATGAGAAGAAGTTTCCAAAAGCTTCTAAACCAGGTCAAAGAAGAAAGACACAAGACTATGGATATCAAGGTAAAGAAGAAGAACACGGTGAAACATCTTACAAAAAAGATGATGAAAAACCAAAAAGAGGTAAATATGGTGCCAGACAGAACTATGTTCGTTCTAGAAGAGTTTCTGGTAGAGAATTAAAAGATGATGTTCAAGTTGGTTTTACAGATATTCTAGAGGCATATGATTCACATGGTTTAAAATTCATTGCTGCAATGATGAAAGAGGAACCAGATAATGAAGAATTTACCAAAGAAGTAGAAGATCAAAAGAAAAGTATGGAAGGAAAAAAGAAACAACCTGAGGTTGCTAAGGCTTCTGTACAAGCAGTAAAACAAGAAGAAGTTGAACAGATTGATGAATTATCTAAAGATTCATATAAAAAATATTTGAGTGCAAGTAAAAAAGAAGTTCATAAACATATGAGTGGTAGTCAATTAAGTCGTTATGGTGATTATGCTGGACCACAACAAGACAGAGAGTTGAATACTAAAAATGCTCAAAAATTTGCAAATAAAAAACTGAAAAATGAAGAAGTTGAATTGGAAGAGCGCACACTTACTGAACCAGAAAAGGCCAAGAAAGAAGAAATCGTCAAGTCTATGAAAAAGAATATGAAAGGTTTCAAAGAGCGTTATGGTGAGAGAGGCAAGTCTGTTGCATACGCCACTGCTACTAAAATTGCGAAGGAGAAGGCATGAAAAAGTTTAGACAGTTAGTAAGAGAAACTAATGTAGAACCAGATATGCCTTCTATGGCTGCTATGACTTATAAGCAGAAACCAAATAAAGAACCAATGCAGAGAATGAAAGAAGAACACCCTGATGTTAGGTTTCAAAAAGATATGGCTGCAAAAGAAAGAGCAAAGTTGCAACACATGAAAGCTACTGATGCGAGAAAAAAATATGAAATGCAACAAAATAAAATGTACAAAGAAGAAACTGATACTACAGAAAAAGTTGAGATGACACAATCTCAATTACATTTTATTTGCTATGCATGTAAAGAAATATTAGAATATATTGAAAAGGGTGGTGAAGTAGAAGAGTGGTATCAAGTAAAAGTTGCTAAATCTTTTAGTGAGTTTGAAAGTCTTCATTCTTTCATTGAGGGTGAGAAACGCCGTACTGGTATGGTCAAAGAAGAAGAGATCGATGAGAGTCTTCTTGGTACTGCTGTAGGTGGTGTTGGTCAATTTATTGGAAACAAAATAGATCACATGCATGGTGAAATTTTAAGACATCATGGTTATGCTGCTGGTGAAATGGCTGAGAATCATATCAGAGCAGGTTTAAGTAAAATACATAAAGCACTTCAGAAACATTTGAGTACTGGAAATGCTCAACATTATAGTGAATCAGTAGAAATTACTGAAGAAGAATATGATTCTGTTCCAGCATCTAAGTCTCTACAAAAAGCACACGAAGATGAAAGAAAAAGAAGAGGTCTTCCTGATCCTGACTACTATCTAAAACTTCGTGATCAAAAGAGAAAAGAAATTGAAGACATGAAGAAAGAAGAAGTTGATCTTGAAGAAGGTTTCTATAAAAAACAAGAGATCGAAAGACAAGAAACAGAAAGACTCAAACCACCATTTACACCAGACAAACCAAAGCAACAGGCAATTGTTGGTAAACAAGGTGCTGGTTATTCTACAGCACGCCACCTTGCAAGACAGGCGATGAAGAAGTATACACAACCAGTTAAAGAATCTTTAGAAGAATCTCGTAGATCAGAGATCATTAAAGAGATTTTTAAAAAGAAAAAGAATGATTCAGAAACATATCAGGAAAAACCTGTGCTTTCAAGTGAGATAGTAAAAGAAGATAAATAAAACATAAATTTCAAGGAGAAAAAAATGGCTTTATGGTCAAATACAGATGAAGCATCTTCTGCACCAAAGCACACAGTAAATACTACAAATGGTGCTACTGGTGTTGAGGCTTTTGAACAAACACCAGTTGGAACATGGGGTGTTGATACAACTGAAGCAAGAGCTAAAAATATAAATGGTCACGCAGGATGGATTCTTCGTACAGTTGGTTCAGGTGGTCGTGAAGGTCGTATAATCGAAGAAACTCTTGTTGCAATGGGTTCAATGAGTTCTGACTCAGAAGATGTTGTATATCCAGATGCAATTTTAAATATTACTTCACAACCAACAAATGCTTCAGTTGTTGCAAATACTGGTGGAAGCAACACTGCATCATTTACATTTGGTGTTACATCCACTCCAGATGCTACAATTACATATCAGTGGCAATATGACAACTCTGGAACTTGGGAAAATGTTACAAATGGAACTCCAGCAAATACAACATATACTGGCGCAACATCAGCAACATTAGTTGTTATTCCAACTGATGTGGATGCAAATACTGCTAAATATCGTGTTGTGGCTTCATCTTCTGGAGCAACATCAGTTACTTCGGCTAACGTAGTATTGACAGTTCTATAATGAGATTCAAACAATATCTTCAAGAACTTGATTTGAAAAATATCGAGGCTGGTCAAGCAGAAGAGGCTCATGAGCCTACTGGCGAGGCCAGATCCGATATTGACAATTCAAAAGTTCAAATGGAAATGAATTATCGCTTTATGAACGAGTTGTATCAACCATTTCTTTCTCCAGAAGGTGGCATACAGGCAATTCGTAAAGTGCTGCACAGATACGGTTTTGATCTGCCAGCACTTTACGATGCTGATCCTGAAGGAGATGAATTTGTACTTGATATAAATCAGTTTGGGCAAGAAAATCTTACGACAAATTTATATGTTTTATATTATCTCACCGATGAAGGTCACTATGAGTTTTATGCTGAAGTAGGAGACGATGCTCGTATGGAAGAACTACTGTCGGATGAGGAGGAAGACGAAGAAGAAAATTAATGGCTTTTGATGATTTAACAAATGAAAACTTCTTAATGTTTGCAATGAAGTGTTATGATAAACCTAACACTATCATGAGTGAATTTAAAGAAGATATGAAAAGATTTAACTATATTAAAAGATTGTTTCACAAGTATCGCAAAAACAACGATCTAAAAGAACAATTAGTACTAAATCATCTAGTCGTTTTATACAATGTCTTCGGTCCCGAACCTGCTGTACGAATGTTATTCTATAAGATGTCTAAAGAAGATTATTCAGCTCTAAAAACATATTTGTTGTTTCTCAATATAATGCCAAATGTAGTAAAAGGTATAAAAGGATGTGATATAATGTCTTCAAGCATAGAAGTTGACATGAACATAGCAAACGCTCTAAGGAAAATTAAATGAATAGATTTATAGAATTTTTAATAGAAAAAGATTCAGGTGCAGGTACACAACAATCAGTTGGTGCTGTAACTGAAACTATTGCTGCAGCTGCTTTAATACACAAACACCTGCACCCAAAACATTTTAATAAACCAGAAAATCAAGAAACATTGTCTAGAGCTAAATCTGTCTATGATACTGCATCTCCAAAATTAAGTAAAGAAGATTTGGAAAATCGAAAGAACCATGGTTTTGCTCAAGCAGAGAGAATAAAAAGTCATATGGCAGAGTTGTATCCAGATCATGAAATAACAGAAGTGCATCATACAAATATTGAAGGTGCAATTGAAAAAGCAACAAAAGGTAAACATAAAGATAGTGCTTTAGTTAATCCATCTGATGTTACAGTTGGTTTAAGACACAAGAAAACAGGTAAGATGATCTATCATGGCATCTCACTCAAGTCTACTCAAAAAGCAAAAGGAGATATTGGTTTTAAAAATCTATCTCCAAAACATATGGATTCAGCACTTGGTACAAACACTACTGGCTTATGGCAGCAAGCTCATGATGATCTACACAAACATGTAAATAAACTAATGCCTGGTTTCTCTTCAATGACTAATAATGAAAAGAAAGAAGCATTAAGAAAATTGAGTGGTAATCGTATTAATAGAGATAAAAATCAAGAAATTTCTTCAGATTCAAATCATGAAAAGTTTCATCAACAATATTTAAAAATTAAATCTAAAACACACGCTAGAATTCGTGATCATATAGTTGAACATTTACAAAATACTATCAATTCTGGAGAAGACGGACACAGAAAAGTCAAAGATTATCTTTTAAATAATTATTTGAATTCTGGAAACAATAACGATGAGCCTTCTGAAACTCCACCAATGCCATATTCAAAAGTAACAACAAATGGTAATGCAAGAACTGGCATCACATCTAAAGTAGAAGTTCCACATGAATCTAAAGTTGCTAATATACTTAGAGACCCAGAGACGAGATTAGAGGTGTCTAGAGCACCAAAAGGTGACAAATATATTCATTATCATGCTATTGTTCCACAAAAAGATGAAAAGGGTAATGTCACAGGTCAAAAAAGAGTGCATTTATTCTCTGAACAAGTTAAGACATCTTCAGTATTTGGAAACTCTTCACCAAGACACAATATTCAACCACCTGGCAAAGATGGTTTGAATGAAGAAGTTGAATTAGATGAAGACTTTGGAATTATGAAAGCTTTGAGTCCACATATTCACTCTGATGAATACGATAAAGCCAAGAAATCATTATCAGACCTCTTAAAAAGAAAGACTGATAAAAGACATGATAAACTATACTATGCAGCACAAGTTGCCAGATCATTCCCTAATGTAGATGCAAGAAAACTAGCATCAATGCCTGAAGAATTTGGTGGAATGGTTGGTGGAGTACCAGTCAACAATGTTGGTGGTGGTCAGATTGCAGGTCTTGGAATTGGCGATCAAGGTGAACCAGGTATCAATAAGAAGAACAAGAAAAAAGTTATACCATTCAACATGTTCACAAGAAAACCACAATGAATCCACTTGCATTTGTAAAACCAATTATATACCTCATCATCATATTAATATTAGCTGGTGGGTTTTTTCATGTAACAAATTTAAAAGCTGATCTTGCTGTATCACAGGCAAATAATGCTAAACTTGAGCAAGGAATAAAAGATCAGCATGAACTAATGGAAAAGATGAGGGTTGACATTGAAGCTATTAAAAAAATAAATGATGAATTAAATCAACAAAAAGAACAATTAAGTAAAGATAAAGAAGCACTTACAACAAAATTTAGTAAAAGAGATTTTGGTGCTCTGGCATCAGAGAAACCAAATGTAGTAGAGAGACTTGTGAATCGTGGAACCCAAAATGCAATTAGGTGTATGGAATTGGCGTCAGGTGCCCCACTCAATGAACAAGAAAAAAACGCTAAAACACCAACAGAGGCCAATCGTGAATGTCCATCACTTATTAATCCTGCTTATAGTTCCCCTAATTAGTGGTTGTTCTGCTTTATCATGGTTTAAAAGAGAAGAAGTTAAACCAATAGAGATACAAACAAAACAAGTAGAAAGGACACCTTTAAATATAGCAGATCCTACTCCATTAAAGGGTAGGGAAATTAAATGGGTAGTAATAACACCACAAAATGCCGAACAAGTTTGGCAAAAATTAACCCAAGAAAACACAGATTTAGTTTTGTTTGCCTTGACTGATGACGGGTACGAATCGTTGGCAATAACAATGGCAGAATTGCGTAATTTTATTGCACAACAGAGAACAATTATATTACAATATAAAAATTACTATGAGCCCCCAAAGTCATCAGAAAAAGGTAAATAGAAATGTATCCAGAAGAGACAAAATTACATGACCTAAAATTGGAAATAGGTCTTCTCAAAAAAGATAATGAACTACTAACTACAATTACTAACAAATTATCTGATTCAATTGATAAAATTCAAGAGTTGAATGGTAATTTACTGAGAATGATATCTTTGCATGATCAAAAGCATGATATCCATACAAAAACGGAAAACGAATTGAAAGATGATATTAAAGAATTACACTCTAGAATTACTACAGTAACTAGAGAATTACATGATAAAATTGATTCTACCGAAAAACATTTAGGTGATAAGATAGATGCCTTAAGAAATGAATTAAAAAACCATGAAGGCAATGATGAGACCAAAAATAACTTGAAAATTAATGAAATATTGAGTAGAATAGAGAACTACAAATATCTGATATTAGGAGTGGCAATTGCAACCGGTTTTGCACTTGGGCACATTAATACGGATATTATCGGTATGCTATTAAAATAGCTTGACTTCAACTTGATTTTCTGTTATATTATGGTACTATGTCTCTACACATTGATAATAAATACATCCGCTTAGTTTCCTCTCGGCTGCGTAATTTCAAGCAGAAGAAGGAAAATACTTACCAATTTAGTTGCCCTATTTGTGGTGATTCGAAAAAGAACTTAACAAAGGCTCGTGGTTATGTTTACCAAAAAATTAATGATTTGTTCTATAAATGCCATAATTGTGGAGTAGGAACAAATGTGGGTAACCTTGTCAAACATGTCGACCCATCTCTATATAAAGAGTATGTACTCGATAGATTCAAATCTGGTGAAACCAATAACTCCAACACAGTTTCCAAGATACTACAAGTCACACCAACAAGATTTGACAAACTCAAAAGGAAACCATACTTCGAACACGCAGAGTGGCTTAGTAAACTACCGAGTGGACATTTTTGCCTAGAATATGCGACAAAAAGGCAGATTCCCTTAAAATTTTACGACAAATTACTCTTCACACAACATTATAATCAATTTGTTACGACACTTGTACCTGATCATGGTAAACAATTATATGATGATGCAAGGCTTGTAATTCCATTCTATAACGAGTATAATGAATTGATTGCTGTGTCTGGTCGTGCATTAGAAACCAGTGATAAGACTTTGCGATATGTCACTATTCGCACAAATGATGCAGAAGATAAACTGATATATGGTATGGATAGAGTTGATCTAACAAAACCAGTAAAGATAGTAGAAGGCCCTCTAGATTCTCTTTTTCTAAATAATTGTCTTGCAAGTGGTGATGCCAATCTTTCATTAACGGCAAAAATGGTTAATGCAAATGAAAAGATTTTGATCTTTGACAATGAACCTAGGAATAAAGAAATCGTGAAGATGATGCAGGATGCAATACGATCCAATCATTTTGTTGTAATATGGCCTAATCACATGCAAGGAAAAGATATAAATGAGATGGTAATGAATGGTTTATCACCTGATGAAATAGAAAGTATTATAAGTAGTAACACATTTAGAAGTTTAGAAGCGCAAACAAGATTTACATTTTGGAAAAAGGTATAGAATGAAAGTAGAATTGATTAGTTATAGTCAACCGTCAGAATATTTTGCAGAAAATATGACAGAATTGGTTGCGTTTTGTGCAAGAGTTTCAAATCCAAGTAATCAAAGTAACAAAGAAACATCTGAGAAGTTAATTCGTTATCTGATTAAACATCAGCACTGGTCACCGCTTGAGATGGTGTCAATGTGTTTGGAAATTACTACAACAAGAGATATTGCAAGACAAATGTTAAGGCATCGTTCATTTTCGTTTCAAGAGTTTAGTCAACGATACGCAGACCCAACCAAAGACTTGGATTTTGTAATTCGTGAGGCAAGATTACAAGACGAGAAGAATCGTCAAAATAGTATTGAAACTGATGACAATATGTTACAGATTGAATGGGAAAGAGCTCAGAAAAGAGTTTTATTTGCCGCAAAAAGAGAATATGATTGGGCAATCAAAAACGGAATTGCAAAAGAACAAGCTCGTGCAGTATTACCTGAAGGATTAACAGTATCAAGATTATACATGAATGGCACACTTAGATCATGGATCCACTACATACAATTGCGTTCTGGCAACGGAACACAGAAAGAACACATAGAGGTCGCAAAGGCCTGCGCTGAAGTAATTGCCAAGGTATTTCCCATGGCAAAAGAATTCGTAGAACAATAATAACTGGAGTATTTTATGGCTGACATAGTTCACGGCATTACCGTTGATTTCTCTAGGGATTCATTATTTGATGACCTAGGTAAAAAAAGATTAAGAGAAAGTTACATGAGAGAAGATGAAAACTCTCCACAAGAAAGGTTCGCATATGTTTCAAAGGCTTTTGGATCAAATCCTGGACATGCTCAGAGACTTTATGAATATAGTAGTAGACATTGGCTCAGCTATTCCACTCCTATTCTATCTTATGGTAGGAGTAAGCGTGGGCTTCCTATATCTTGCTTTCTGCCATATCTTGACGATTCCGCAGAGGGCTTGGTCGACACTTTGGCGGAAGTAAATTGGTTGTCAATGTTAGGGGGAGGGGTAGGAATTGGTATTGGAATTCGTTCAGCTGACGATAAATCTGTTGGTGTTATGCCTCATCTACGGACTTATGATGCTTCTAGTCTTGCTTATCGTCAAGGTCGCACTCGCCGTGGTTCTTACGCCGCTTACTTGGATATTTCTCATCCTGATATACTTATTTTTCTTGAGATGAGAAAACCAACAGGCGATCAGAATATGCGTTGCTTGAATCTGCACCATGGCATCAACATTACAGATGACTTCATGCAGTTAATTGAAAAGTGTATGAAAGATCCACATGCAGATGATACATGGTATCTCAAAGATCCACATGATGGTAGTGTTCGTGATTCTGTACCTGCAAAAGAACTATGGCAGAGAATTCTAGAGATTCGTATGCAGACTGGTGAACCTTATCTGCACTTCATTGATACCAGTAATCGTGAAATGCCTGAGTTTCAAAAGAAACTTGGTCTAAGTATCAAACAATCAAATCTGTGCTCTGAGATTATTCTACCAACAGATAAAGAACGAACAGCTGTTTGTTGCTTGTCTTCTGTCAATTTAGAATACTATGATGAATGGAAAAATGATAATTTATTCCTCAAAGATGTTGCAGAGATGCTCGATAATGTTCTACAGTATTTTATTGATAACGCACCTGATGCTGTATCCCGTGCAAAGTATTCTGCTTCAAGAGAGCGTTCTATTGGTATTGGTGCTCTTGGTTTTCATGCTTACTTGCAGAGAAACAATGTTGCATTTGAATCAGCACTAGCAAAATCTAGAAACCTACAGATGTTTAAAAATATAAGGGAGAAATTAAATGCAGCAAATAAAGAACTGGGTGCGGAAAGAGGTGAAGCTCCTGACGCTGTGGGTACTGGTTGTCGTTTCAGCCATGTTATGGCCGTGGCTCCTAATGCTAGTAGTTCAATCATCATGGGGAACACAAGCCCTTCTATTGAGCCTTATCGTGCTAATGCTTATAGGCAAGATACACTATCGGGAGCTTATCTCAACAAAAACAAATACCTCGACAAAATAATTCAGGAGAAATGTAATGCTGACACAACCCTCGATTACTCAGACATTTGGTCAAGTATCATTGCGAACGATGGATCCGTTCAACACCTTGAGTTCCTTGACGAGTGGACCAAGGATGTATTTAAAACGAGCATGGAGATTGACCAACGATGGATCGTGGAGCACGCAGCTGACAGACAGAGTTACATTGACCAAGCGCAATCCGTTAACCTCTTTTTTCGGCCAGATGTAAATGTCCAGTATCTACATGCTGCACACTTTTTAGCATGGAAAAAAGGTCTCAAGACATTGTACTACTGCCGTTCAGAGAAATTGGCAAAGGCAGATAAAGTATCAAAACAAATTGAAAGAAAAGTAATTGAAGAGATTGATATGAAAGCAATTGCAGATGGGGATGAATGTTTGGCTTGCCAAGGGTAATCAAATGTTAGAAACTATATGCGAAGTGTTCAAAGAAGGTTATCAGAGAGGTTGGATATCTGCTCGTGATGGTAATGCATCTATACGTCACAGGGATCAAAAACACTTTTTTATAACTCCTTCTGGTGTCAGAAAACAACATTTACAGCCAGAAATGTTTAAGAAAATACATATAGAAAGTGGTTACTTTGGTCAACCACCAATAATGGAACACACATGGCAAGAAATAGAGTACACTCCAATTTCTTCTGGTCTAAAACCATCAGGTGAAATACCATTGCATTTTGAATTGCAAAAAGAATTTTCACCAAGAACAGAAATTCGTGTTGTACTACATATGCATCCAACATACACAGTTGCAGCGATGTATAAAGGAATTGATTTAACAAAACTTGTATCAGAGTTTCCAGAACTAGGTAGATATACAAGTGTAGCACCAACAGTACCAGAAGTCGCACCAATTTCACAAGAATTAGCCAATGCAACAGTCAAGAATCTTGAGTTGTATAAAGGCTTAATTAAGTATGATATTGTGGGAATAGATCGTCATGGTGTTGTTTCAATTGATTCTTCGCCATGGAGAGCATTTGAACACATTGAAAGACTAGAACATATTTGCAAAATAATCTTAGCTTAACGAGGAAGAAATGATCAAGAAAACAAAAACAAGACTAACAGACGAGAGAAACAGCTTTAAACCGTTCAACTACCCATGGGCTTACGAGGCATGGTTAAAGCACGAACAGGCTCACTGGTTACACTCAGAAGTTCCAATGCTTGAAGATGTAAAAGATTGGAAGAATAAACTTACCGCATCACAAAAACAATTCCTTACAA